ATGAAGGCCGGAATCCACGTTGAGCAAATCCACCTGAACCGTTACCTCGACTCCATCTGCGAAGGAAAGTAACCATGAATCGCCGTCGTGACAACCTGCACCACACCAAGGTCCCCGAGTTCATCCAATGGGCGGAGGGCCGGGGCTATACCCGCCAGCCGACCAAGGGCAGCTACGAAATCTTTCGGCTCCATAACCCGAAGAAAGGTGAAATTCTGATTGCCCATAAACGGGACAAAACGGACCACGTGACTACAACTGGTCGGCTCACCCAACTGGTCGGAGTTTGGCTGAAGGAAAGGAGGATTGCATCACCAGCCGCGATGTGATATAATATAGGTACGGTAGGTCGATACCGTACCTAAAATAGAGGATAGAGATATGACAAAGCAATTCAAGCCCCTACTGGCGGCTACAGTGGAAAAGGTAGAAGACATCCGTGGATTTAAGGTCCCTACGTGGGTCCTTCTCCTCCTGTTCTTCGTCTTGTTTGGGGTCGTTGGCTACATAGACTTCATCGATTCGGTCCGCGAAGAATACCAATCTAAATGTAACGGTACTATTGACGTCGAGGGCGATCTCGTCATCTGTTCCGCCGAAAATCAAAGCCCCAAAATCATTGGAGTTCTCAGTGAGCAAAAAGAAACCGACCATTGAAGTGGTCACCACCCCGATGAAACCGATCCCCATGGCTCTCCGCCGAATTGGTTTCTTCCGTCACCCTCCGCCCGTTATTTACACCCTCAAGGAGCAACAAGCATGAGCTTCAAACGCCAAGTCAATCTCATTCTCGACCTTCAATTCGGTTCTACTGGAAAAGGTCTGATCGCCGGTTATCTGGCTGAGCGTAATCAACCCGACACTATTGTGACCGCTTGGGCGGCGAACGCTGGTCACACCTACATCGATCGTTCAGGTCGTAAGTTCATTCACACAATGTTGGCTAATGGCATTGTGTCACGCCGTCTGGAGCAAGTTCTCCTTGGCCCCGGTTCGGTGATCGACCCGGACAACCTGTTCAAGGAAATCGAAGAATGCCTTGACGTTTTGGGTAACGCCAAAATCTACGTCCACGCCAATGCCGCCGTGATTACCCAACAGCACCGGGACGAGGAAGCTGGTCCGATGACCAAGATCGGGAGCACCAAGAAGGGTTGTGGGGCTGCTGCCATCCACCGTATTCGCCGCGACCCGGACAATCTCAACACGGCTGCTGCTTTGATTCCGGCCCACCCGGTATCCGATTACGTTACCGTGGTTTCCCCGGCTGAATACAACGCCCTACTTGACCAAGCCCGGATCATTCAGGTCGAAGGTGCTCAAGGTTACAGCCTGTCAATGTATCATGGCTTCTACCCCTACTGCACCTCCCGCGACGTTTCGACTGCCCAAGTCATGGCCGATTGCGGTATCCCGCTGGCTTGGTCCTTCGGGACGGTTAGGGTGATCGGAACTGCCCGCACCTTCCCGATCCGTGTGGCCAATCGTTTCAACGACGCCGGGGAGCAAGTAGGCTGGAGCGGACCGGCCTTCCCCGATCAGGAAGAAATCAGCTTCAATGACATCGGCCAAGATGTTGAACTTACCACCGTGACCAAGCTACCTCGTCGAATCTTCACCTTCTCGGAAGAGCAGATCAAGCAGGCGGTCCGTCAGAATGGCGTGTCCGAGGTCTTCCTGAACTTCGCCAACTACTGCCGCTCCGAAGAAGAATTGGCCGGTATTATCAGCAAGATCGACGCCACGGGGGCGCACGTCCGTTATCTGGGCTTTGGGGCCGGGGTTGACGACGTGTATAATGTCAGCGACGGGTCGGTCGGCCACTATGCAGGGAAGTATCGAAAAGTCCCGCTACCTGACGGAGCTCTGGTACAAGAAGTACCCGGCTGATATGTCTGAGGACTTTGACGGGCTTGTAACAGCACTTGAAGATTATTCGGAGACGCTAGATGTTTAAACTTAAACAAGGTAACTGCCTCGAACTCATGCCTCAGATTCCGTCAGGGAGTGTTGACATGATCTTATGCGACTTACCTTACAATACAACCGACTGTAAATGGGACGTTCTCATACCATTCGAGCCTTTGTGGGCGGAGTATAAGCGAATTATCAAGAAGAATGGGGCGATTGTCCTATTCTCAGCTCAACCTTTCACGTCAGAGTTAGTCCACAGCAATATCAAAAACTATAAGACCAGTTGGGTATGGTATAAGAGCCAGTCAGGGGGATTCGCTACGGCTAAATATCACCCACTAAAGGTTACAGAAGACGTGTTAGTTTTTTGTTATGGGACAGCCAACTACTACCCTCAGATGCGAAAAGGGAAAGCTAGGTTCAAGGGTGGTTCAACTAAACAGAATGAAATACAGTCAGGTTTGAAACATGTGGAAGCAAAGTGGTCAGATGAGTATTATCCAACTAACATACTGGAGTTCGTTAGTGATAGGTCTGGTAAAGTTCACCCAACACAAAAGCCCGTAGCCCTCTGTGAATACCTAATCAAGACCTACACTAACGAGGGAGAATGGGTGCTAGACAACTGTATGGGTTCAGGAACCACGGGAGTCGCGTGTGTCAATACGAACCGTAACTTTATAGGAATTGAACAGGAAGAGAAATACTTTACCATTGCCAAGAAACGCATTGACGAAGCCGCAGCATCTAAGGTATAATATGCTTCACAGTCAAACAACGAAGGAGAACAAAATGTCAGTCTACCAAGAAAACGGCTACAAGAACCGCCGCGACTATCTTGAGTGTCTTGCGGATGACTATGGTGTTGAATGCAGCATTGTAGCCAACCTAGCTGGACTTCTTGGTTCGTCTGAGGAGATGTAACCATGACTAAATATCGTAAAAAGCCAGTGATTATCGAAGCCGTCCAAATTGATAAACGGATGGACATCACCTCCCCCGAATGGCTGGCTCAAGCTATTCAAGAAAATAAAGTCATCCTCCATGGGATGGGGAAATTTACACGGGACGAACCGTGGGTTGAAATTCACACACTTGAGGGGATCATGCGCGGCAATCGTGGTGACTATATCATCTGTGGGGTGAAGGGCGAGCTGTATCCGTGCAAGCCGGACGTTTTCAAAGCCACCTACGAGGAGGTATAGCCATGGAAATCCGCCAGCTGACACAAGACATCGTGCAGTGGGCGGATTCTGTCTTCCCCGACCGGAAGCCGGAATCCGCTCTTCTGAAACTATTCGAGGAGACCGGGGAACTGGTCCGCGACCCGACCGCAGCCGGTGAGTACGCCGACATCTGCATCATGGTGTTCGACCTCGCCCACATGCACGGGATCGACCTCGCCCAAGCCATTCGGGAGAAAATTGAGGTCAACAAGAATCGTGTTTGGAGAAAGACCCTTACCGGTACCCTCCAACATGACGAAAAGGGGCCCGATTCCTTCCGCCAACTCTACGAACTTGGTAAGCACCATGCTAACGTGGGGCAACCCAAGGTAGGACAGGAAGGTTTCGATAACCGGGAACAATGGTTGATGTACAACAAAGGTTACGACCTTGGGATTGGGGATTCTGAATGAAGTTTACACTAGAACAAAAACTGCGAACCGGCCACGTTAAACGCTGGCAAATCGTCCGGGTGGCGCGGGAACAAACCATTGCTGAGCACATGTATCGGGTGTACCAAATCAGCTGGGATATCGCCATGCGGATGCGGATCAGCATCGAGCGGTCTTATTCCGTGATGATGTGGGCACTTATGCACGACCTACCCGAGGTGGTGACCGGTGATATTGCGACCCCAACAAAATGTGCCATGCGTCAGGCAGTCCCTGACCAAGACCCAGTGCGCCATATTGAACTGTCTCTAGACGACGAATATCGAGATACGTATTGCGGTTTGAAACAGGGCGACCGCATTGTTCTGGATATTGTGAAGCTGGCGGACCTTCTGGAGGCCATTAACTTTTTGATGGTCGAAGGGATGGGAACCCATGCCGCCGAGATTGAAGTCGGCCTTCGGGAAGCGTTTTTGGACAAACTGAATGAATGCAAAATCCATTACCCCGGCGAACGTTGGGATGAAGTGGCCCGTATTTACAACACGATCTGCATGATTCAACCCGTACGAACCGTTGAAGCAGCTTACCCGGTGACAACATGAGACCACGCAACGAGCAATCAGCCTACGTTTTGGGCCTAAGATACTTGGGCGAAAACCCCGAAGGTCTAACGGCCTTGGAACTGACCGAGATGCTTGGTATTACTAAACGCAATGTCTTGATGTATATCCGGATGTGGCGGGACGAGAAGAAGGTCCGCATCTGTGACTGGCGTCGAGCCAACAAGTCCGGCGATATGGTCCCGGTCTATAGTCTTCTTTCCTCCCCCGGACAGCGGGACAAGGCTAAGCCCAATCCCATGACCGAAGCGGAAAAGCAAGCCCGCTATCGCGAGAAGATGGGACCAATCATCCGAGCACGACGCCGATTTCAGCGAACCGGCGATTTCAAACATTATTTCAAACTTTTGTTAGAAGGAGTCACAAAGTGAACAAGCAACGATTCAAAAAACTGATCGACGAGCAGGCCGACGCTTTGCGCCAGCTTACCACCAGCAAGGGTGAGGAGTACGCCCGTTCTGACGATGACCAACTGGCTAATTTCAAGCGTCAGGCAGCTGAATTCGGTCTCGAACCCGAAAAGGTGTTGGCCATCTATCTCAACAAACACCTCGACTCGATCAAGACCTACATCAAACACAAAACTCCGACGAGCGTTTATGCTCTAGCTGAACCGATCGAGGGGCGCATTGACGACGCGATACTATACCTTCTGCTGCTGAAGGCTATGGTCGTCGAGCAGAAAGAGAAGGAGTTCGACCCCACTTGATGTGAGGGCCATGGGCCGGGAGCTTGGAATTTCCCGGCCCAAAATCGTACACAACTTTAGAATCAGACCTATTAAGGTCATTCACATGTCTAAATGTCGGATCAGGTCTTGAAAATCGATCCTCTGATCCCAGACCTTACGGGCGATGGTCCGATGGTCCGCCAGCGTCACCCGGCCCACCTTAGGCACGACTTCCCACCCGAAGAGCATGTACGCCTGCTCCACTTGCAGCAACAAAAAGCACCGGCCTCCCCGTTTCCCGTGTCGTGTCAGCCAGTTACGTTGATCGGGCGTGAAGTGGTCGATCTTCAGGATGGCATCAGCCCGTTTCGGGGCCTTGGGTAGGTACTTAAGCTCGACCCAACCGTGATGGGAGGTTGAATAAGAGACATCGGGGATTCCGGTCGAGTGCCGGTCCTCGTGCCTTTGGGCTTCCCACAGAGGACCCACCCCATCACGGATGTAGGACCACAGACGGGCCTCACTCATACCCGACGCGCCCCCGCCGTGGTGTCTCCCGTCTTCTCAGACAGATCAGCCGGGGCTGATATAGCACCCCGGCTGTCGGAAAAGAGGAAAACCGGCTGATTAAAAATGCCAGCGGACGGCATAGGTAGAGACATCCTTGTTTTTGTTCATCAGGATGATCACGAGGACGTCATGCGGGAAGTCCGGCCCTTGGTTGGACGGGCGAAATTCGTGGACGATACTCCAGTCACGCGGGTCCTCTCCGGTCTCTTTGCAGACCGCCTCATGGATCAGGTACTTCTCCTGGCCTTTGTTGATTAGCGGGTCGGTCTGGGTGCCGAAGTCGATCGGCAGGTAATGTTGGGAGGTGTCGTTCGTGTACGAATCCCAGACGGTTACAAAAGCGGTGGTCATTGCTCGGTCTCCTCATTGAATTCGGGGCAGTCGGCTCGATGCATGAAGCCGTCCGGGGTCCAGACGATAGATTCCGGGTCAAACTGGCCGTCTTTGTGCATCTTACGCAGACGGTTCCCGATCCCCATGCGCTGCAGACCGTTCGACAGGTGGCCGATCTTGGCGCGGGTCTCCTCGATGTTGAGGCCAGCCATCCGGGCGATGACCCAGCATTGTTCGATGGATTCAGCTTCGGCCAGCAGGGAGGCCACGCCATCACCCACGGAATCTTTGCGCTTAGGCTTCGACTCAGCCTTGACGGCGATGGGAGCGGAAGCCTTCGGTTTTTTTGCCGCTTCGATCTTCGAGAAGACGCCAGCGGGGAAGTTTTGTTTTGTGCCGTTTTGCTCGGCCCACACCCACCAACACTTTAGACCCGGCTTGATCTGGCCGATGGTCCAAACGTTCTCGGGGTCACCCCTATACATCACCCGGTCACCCACCGCGTAATCAGGCGGGGCTATGGTTGTCTGTTCTGTCATTTGGAATTTCTCTATTCGCTATTGTACGGATCGTCAGAATCGGGAGGGGTCCGGTAATCGACCCCTCCCAAAGGGCCGGGATTATTCGGCCTTGGCGGCTTCTTTTTCGGCCTTCTTGGCAGCGCGTTCGGCTTCCTTCTGGGTTCTGGCGGCGGCTTTTTCGGCGTCCCGAGCGGCTTTGTTTTCTGATTCATTCATCGCCGCAGCCCCTCACTTTTACGTTAGCCGTCACCACCATTGCAGGCCGTGGCGGTATGTGATCGGCGTCGAAAACTCGAAGCGCAGTCGCCACACGAACAGAATCGAAAAGTTACGGTGCCTCACAAATTTGAAAATCGGTGCGCCGTCACTCTGAATGCGCAGGTATGAAAATCGAAATTTCATGGTGTTCTCCATATCAGCCGCAGCCCCTCACTTTTACGTTAGAGCGCATCAGCTTCACACTCGCACCAGATCGCCACGTCGGCCCCGTAGAATCGCTCTCCCTCAACCCTTCTGTAGTCGGCAGCGATTTTCAGGTATGCGGCTTTGGTTGCCGCCTCAACAAGCGTCTGAATCTGCCGGTCAGTGCCGTGCATTTCCGTGGTGTTCTCAGGCGTGAGGTAGTAGGCAATCCCGCACGCCTTCGCCATTTCAATTTCTTTCGTCACGATTATCCTTTTCAGTCTTCTTGGCGGCGCGTTCGGCCTCCTTCTGAGCCTTGGCAGCGGCCTTCTCGGCCTCGCGGGCGGCTTTGGCTTCAGCCTTCTCAGCTTCCTTGCGGGCCTTCTCTTCGGCCTTGGCCTGTTCGGCGGCTTCCTTGGCAGCTTCCTTGGCAGCGGCCTTCTCGGCGGCTTGGGCTTCGCGGGCGGCTTGGGCTTCGGCCTTCTTCGCGGCCTGTTCCTTGGCAGCGGCAGCACCACGGATGCGGTTCCCGAGGTTCATGCGCTGCATGCCAACATTGAGATGGGCGTATTGGGCACTCAGGGCCTCGACGGTGGTTTCGAGGGCTTCAGCAGCCTCGACATAAACTTGGTCGATGGGGAGGCCACGGAGGCGGGAGGCCACATCATCGGCGCAGTCGATCGTGCGGCGACCGGTCGGGGTCTTGATGTCAGACACGAAGTAGCGGGACAGATCGAAGTTGGTGTCCTTGATCTTGGCCACCTTGCCGGGGGCGACTTCACCCACGAAATGGGCGGGACGGGCTTCGCGACCGGGCGGGGTCGGCTTCTTGGTTTCGGTGGTTTCGGCTTGGGCTTCCATGGCGGTTTCCTTGGTGGTTGCGGGTTGAGATTGACGGCGATCCGGACCAACAACCACCTCGGAGAGTTGCCCGTTCCGCACCTTCTTTTCAGTGCCGTCGGCAAACTTGATGGTGGTCCATCCGCCATTCACGGATACGATGGTGATCGTGGAGTTGGTCGGGATGTGGGTGGCTTGCTTGGTCATGATCGGTTCCTCTATTCTCTATCGGGGCCTGTTGAAGGTCGTCCCCATCACCATGACTGTATTATAACACACCCTTTCGGGCTGCACAATTATTCCGTGATGATCGTGCTACCATCGATGGCCTGCTCATCACCAGCGGTCGAGGAGACCATAGCGGCAGCGATGAAGTCATGGGCGGCAGTTGCAAGAGCTTGGTTCATGGTGTGGTCCTCTATTGTCTATGGTTTTATTATAACAGGGGGCCGAAGCCCCCGTCAAGTATTTGTCATCCGGCAACATTAAAGTGGAAGTGGGCCCCAGCTTGAAGGGCGCGCTCCCCCAAGAACACCGGGAAGTAACGGCCATCCTCGGTGCGCTGCAGGAAGTATGTCAGTCTGTCATTGCTGGCCTCGGGGAACTTCTTTTCGACCGCCTTGATGGCGTTCGCTTCGGTGGCATAGGTCCGGTTTGCTTCCAGTTTGATCAGTCGTGCCATGGTAATTTCCTCTATTCGCTATCGAAGCCTGTCGAAGGTCGGCTCCATCACCTCAGTAACTGTATTGTATCACGCCTTCGAGGGGTTTGTCAATAGGTCTCTTTGTAACAAAGTGTAACAGAGGGCATCAGATAGAAAACACGGACGCCCACGTGAGAGGACCAAAGGCGAAGGGCGTACGGTTGTACGGCGACTCGGGGAGTGACCGTACGGGTGACCGTACAGGGGTCGACCGGCTCAGAGGCCCCGTCCGACGCGGGCTGTCGGGCAGCAGGCCATCAGGCTGTACGGTTGTACGCTCACTCACGGAAAACAACAGTGACCTGAGTACTCTGAGACCCGGCGAACGACCGAACGACCGTACAGACACCCCGGCGACTGCCCGAGAAGCCCCGTCCGACGCGGGCCTCGGCCATGGCGTCACCGTACGGGATGTGTACATATGGTATACCTTGACTGTACGGCCATCGATGTGCTACGCGCGGGAAGGGTCTCGGCTGGTAACGCAGACCCGATAAGGCAAGAAGCGTGCCACCCCGAGAGAAGGAGATGTAACCAACCGAGATGAGTACGACAGACGAAGGTCACCGGACACCCCCGACCTATCAGAAACTGGCGGCTCCTTCCCTCTGATCCTGTGTTGTTTTCCTGTTCCATATATATGTGTTCGTCATTCAAGGTCGGTATGCGGCATTTGTTCCACGTGGAACGACGGCCTTGACAGGGGCGGCTCTTGCGTGTTATACTTCGAGCATGGATACGAGCGGCTCCGAACTTCGCAAAAAACAGATGGCCCACGTCCTCGCTGAAGAGGAGGTGGATGATGACGGCTGCATCACGGTTTACGCTCTAGGCGGGTTCGTGCCGGAAGATGACGCAGAACAGGCCCGCTTGTTCCTTCAGGCGTCGCCCCCGTACAAACGTGGCACTAAGGCTTTTGGTGGTCCTCTGGCTGAGGCCAAGGCCGAAAACCAGTACCGGCTGTTCACCATCCTCCGAATGAATGACTTCTTAAGGGTCCTCCGTGACACTGGGTGCAACGTCTCCCGCGCCGCTAAGATGAGCGGTCTTAATCGGACCTTCGCTACCCAGCTGCGAATCCGTGTTCCCGCGTTCGCCAACCTATGGCAGGAGGCGTTCGACGAGGTGACCGACAAAATGGAGCAGGAGGGCCTCCGCCGTGCTGTTGACGGTGTGGATGAACCGGTTTTCTATCAAGGTATTGAGTGCGGGACCAAGCGGGTGTACTCGGATTCATTGCTGTCGATGATGCTCCAAGGTCGTCGGCCCGACATCTACAAAAACCGCGTGGCTCAGGAGGTGTCCGGCCCCGGCGGCGGTCCGGTAGAGTTTCAGACCATGAGCGATGAACAGTTGGACTCTTTCATCGCCACGAAGCTGGCTGAGTGTCAGGTCAAGGGCCTCGTTCCACGTGAAACAGAAGGGGCCGACTGATGGACCCCCGGCTATCGCTTGCCATGGCTTTGGCCGAGAAGGAACGTCGAGGTAAAGAACGTAAGCTCCTGAACTATTACCCAACCACCGGACCTCTGCGCCGGGAGCTTTACCCCAAGCATACGGCCTTCTTTAAGGCTGGCCTTCGGTATCGGGAACGGCTGATGATGGCCGCAAACCGGGTCGGTAAGACCGAGGGCGTTGGTGGTTACGAATTGGTCCTGCATCTGACTGGTCGGTACCCCGAGTGGTGGCCCGGTCGACGGTTTGGGACCTCGATCAAGGCATGGGCAGCAGGTGATACTAGTAAGACGGTCCGCGACATTCTACAAGAAAAGCTGCTCGGGCCGGTTGGCCAGTTCGGTACCGGTTTGATTCCCAAAGAGGACATCATTCGGGTATCCTCCAAGCCGGGTGTATCCGATGCCGTCGAAATCATCTACGTACGCCACGTGACGGGCGGCGAATCCCGGATCGTGCTGAAGTCCTACGACCAAAAGCGGGAGTCCTTCCAGGGCACGGAGCAAGACGTCATCCTGCTGGACGAAGAGCCTCCGATGGACATCTACACGGAGTGTCTGCTGCGTACCATGACGAACAACGGCATGCTGATGCTGACGTTCACCCCGCTCATGGGCATGTCCGAGGTCGTGTTGGCGTTCCTGCCAGGCGGTCAGATCGAGGAGCGCAGTGACGGCTCCAAGTTCGTGGTTATGGCCACTTGGGACGACGTGCCTCACCTCGATGAAGATGCGAAGAAGGAGCTGTGGAACTCGATTCCGCCCTTTCAGCGCGACGCCCGCTCCAAAGGCGTGCCGCAGCTTGGTGCTGGTGCCATCTACCCAGTTCCTGAGTCTGACATCGTCATCCCTGACTTTGACATCCCAGACCACTGGCCACGTTCGTACGGCATGGACGTGGGTTGGAACCGCACGGCCGCAGTGTGGGGTGCCACGGACCTCGAGACGAGCACGACGTACCTGTACAGCGAGCACTATCGTGGCCAGGCCGAGCCGATCATCCACGCTGACTCGATCAAGGGCCGTGGCGACTGGATCCCCGGCGTCATCGACCCAGCATCACGTGGCCGCAACCAGAAGGATGGCGATCAGCTGCTGCAGCAGTACACCGAGCTGGGCTTGGAGCTGCAGACCGCCATCAACGCCCGTGAAGCTGGCCTTTACGCCGTGTGGCAACGCATGTCAGGTGGCAAGCTCAAGGTGTTCAAGAGCCTGGGCAATTGGCTCAGCGAGTTCCGCCTGTATCGCCGTGACGAGAAGGGCAGCGTAGTGAAAGAGAACGACCACTTGATGGATGCCACACGGTACCTGGTGGTCAGTGGTTTGCAGGTTGCCACAACTGAACCTGTTAAACGCAACGTCGACCGTGGATGTTCCTCTGGCGGCTGGATGGGATAAACCATGGCAACTGATGCAGACATCCTCAAGGACGCCAAAGAGGCGTTCGACCTGGCCGCTGAGGCTGAAGCTGAGAACCGCAAGGAAGCACTTGATGACATCCGCTTCGCCCGCTTGGGCGAGCAGTGGCCTGACAACGTCAAGAAGCAGCGTGAGCGCGAGCAACGCCCGTGCCTGACGGTCAACCGTCTGCCCAGCTTCATCCGTCAGGTGGTCAACGACGCCCGGCAGAACAAGCCGAGCATCAAGTGCCACCCGGCTGACGACGAGGCCGATGTGGAGACTGCTGAAATCATCAACGGCCTGATCCGCAATATCGAATACACCTCGAACGCCGACGTCGCCTACGACACGGCCATCGAGAACTCGGTGACTTGCGGCATCGGTTACTGGCGCGTCAAGCTGGACTACGCCCACGACGACACGTTCGACATGGACCTGTGCATCGATCGTGTGTCCAACGTGTTCAGCGTCTACGGCGATCCCCACTCGGTGGCCGCGGACTCAAGCGATTGGAACCAAGCCTTCGTCACTGAGATGATGAAGAAGACCGACTTCGAGAAGAAGTACAAGGGCTCCAAGCCGGTTGACTGGGAGTCGCTCGGCTACACCAGCCTCAAGCAGCCTTGGGCTGAGGGCGAACAGGTCATGCTGGCCGAGTACTGGGAACGCTCCGAGGTGTCACGCCTGATCGTGGCACTGAATGACGGCTCCATCATCGATGCCGAACGCTACAAGGCCGCCAAGGACGTGTTCGAGGTCATGGGCCTGCAGGTCATCGGCGAGCGTACCGCCAAGAGCTGGAAGGTCAAGCAGTACATCCTCACGGGTGCTGAGGTTCTCGAGCAGAACGACTGGGCTGGTAAGTACATCCCCATCGTGCCTGTGTACGGCGATGAAATCAACGTCGAGGGCAAGCGTTACTTCCGCAGCCTGATCCGTGACGCCAAGGATCCGCAGCGCATGTTCAACTACTGGCGCACCACGTCCACCGAAATGGTGGCCTTGGCACCGAAAGCCCCGTTCATCGGTCCCAAGGGCGCGTTCAAGTCCGACCTCGACAAGTGGAACACGGCCAACACGCAAAGCCACGCGTTCATGGAGTACGACGGCCAGGTGGCTCCGCAACGCCAGCCTTACGCTGGTCCGGCTGCAGGTGCCATCCAAGAGGCTCTGAACGCGGCTGACGACTTGAAGTCAATCATGGGCATTTATGACGCTTCGCTGGGAGCACGCAGCAACGAGACCTCGGGTCGCGCGATCCTGGCCCGTCAGCGCGAAGGCGACGTCAGCACGTTCCACTTCATCGACAACCTGGCTCGTGCCATTCGCCACACTGGCCGCATCCTGATCGACCTGATCCCGACCGTCTACACTGGCGAGCGGATCATCCGAGTCCTGGGCCCTGAGGGTGACGACCCGAAGAACGTGCCGCTTGGCAAGCCGACGCAGACGGAAGAAGGTGTGGAACGCATCTACAACCTGACCATCGGCAAGTACGACCTGACCGTCGAGACCGGCCCGAGCTTCACCACGCGCCGTGAGGAGGCCGCTGCCCAGATGACTGAGTTGCTTCATGTCTACCCAGCAGCCGCTCCGATCATCGGTGACCTGCTAGCCAAAAACCTCGACTGGCCGGGTGCCGACGAAATTGCCAAGCGCCTGCAGGCTATGCTGCCGCCCCAGGTCAAGGGCCAAGATCCTCAGACTGCCCAGATGCAGCAGGCGATTCAGCAGCTCCAGCAGCAGCTCGGTCAGATGGGCCAGGAGAATCAGCAGCTGAAGACAGACAAGCTCATCGATGTAGAGAAGGTCCGCGTAGATGCTTACAATGCTGAGACCAACCGTCTGAAGATCATGCAGACTGGTCTGATGCCTGATCAGGTCCAAGCGTTGGTCATGCAGACCCTGCAGCAGGTGCTGAGCTCGCCGGACATCCTGCCTGGCCAGCCGATGCCTGCTCCACAACAAATTCCTCCACAGCCTGTGCCGCCGCAGCAGGCATCTGTGGTTAACCCTGCGGCACAGTTTACACCAACCAATTAGGAGTGTATAATATGACCACCGACACGACCAACCCTACCGCCGACGCCACCTTCCTTGGTGGCGACACGACCACGGGAGTCGTCAACCCTCCGGCTGACGATTCCACTCTCACCGGTCAAACCACAGGCGGCGACGGGGACGATTCCACAAACACCGATCCGAACGCCACGCCTGCGGATGACACCGAAGAGGTGGAGCACGAAGGCCAAAAGTACGTGATTCCCAAGGCACTGAAGTCGGCACTGATGATGAACGCGGACTACACGCGGAAGACGCAGGAAGTTGCTGAGCAACGCCGCGCACTGGAGACCCAGCAGCAACAGCTGGTCCAGCAAGCGCAGACGCAACAGGAGCTTCTGCAGGACGCCGCGAAGGTGGTAGCACTTGACGACCAGATCAAGCAGTTTGAGCAAGTGGATTGGACCACACTCAGCCAGCAAGATCCCGTCAAAGCGCAACAGCTGTGGATGACGTTTTCGCAGTTGAAGGATTCCCGGGCGGCAACGCTCGGGCAGTTGCAGCAGAAGGAACAGCAGCGAGCTCTCGAGGCGCAACAGCGTACTGTCAAGCAATTCGAGGAAAGCCAAGCGATCCTGGCTCGCGACATCAAAGACTGGTCTCCGGAGTTGGCCGGCAAGCTCCGTGACTTCGCCGTTGAAAAGCTCGGCTTCTCAGCCCAGGAATTGGGCCAAGTGACCGACGCTCGGATCGTGAAGTTGCTGCACCGGGCCTACGTAGGCGATCAGCTGGTGACAAAGCAAATGGCAGGTGCAACTCAGAAGCCCGTCCAGCAAGTCAAGCCGGTTCCCACCGTCGGAGCGAATGCCCCGGCCGGTAAGGATCCTGGCCGGATGAGCACGGACGAATGGATGAAGCACCGCAATGAACAACTTCGCAAGCAAAGGACTCGATAAACCATGGCAAATACTCTTCTCACCCCGCAGATGATCACGCGTGAAGCACTGCGCATTCTGCACCAGAAGCTCAACTTCATCGGCAACATCAACCGCCAGTACGACGATTCGTTTGCCAAGTCTGGCGCGAAGATCGGCGACACGCTGAGCATCCGCCTGCCGAACCAGTACACGGTCCGTACGGGCAAAACCCTGTCGACGCAGGACACCACCGAAAACAAGGTGCCGCTGCAGGTCGCTACCCAGAAGGGCGTGGACGTCAACTTCAGCTCGGCTGAACTGACCATGTCCCTAGACGACTTCAGCACCCGCATCCTGGAACCGGCCATGGCTGTCCTGGCTGCCAACCTGGAAGCTGACGCCTTCTCGATGGCTCTGGACGTCTACAACGCAGTCAACAACATTGGCTCCGCTGTGACTTTCAAGAACATCATGACCGGCCGCAAGCTGCTGAACGACAACCTGGCTCCGATCGACAACAACCGTGCCTGCATCCTGAACACCACGGACCAGGTCGACCTGATCGATGCTCTGAAGGGCCTGTTCCAGGACAGCTCCAACATCTCCAAGCAGTACAAGGAGGGCACCATGGGCCGCACGGGTGGCTTCGACTTCTACGAAAACACCCTGATCCCGACCCA